AGGACACGGTCCCGTAGTTGGTGTCTGGGTCCGCCGGCCCCATTTCTGCGCAGTCAGTCGGTTCGTCGTACCAGACCTCGCAGTAATGAACCTGCCAGTGACACTCAATCTTGGCATCCGGGCAGGTGTCTTCGACCGGAGAACCACCCACGGGCCCAGGCACCAGACACGTTGGTTCTTCGGGGAAGAACACTGCAATCACGGCCAGCGCGGAGACTATGGCCAGCGCGCTGCCGGCAAGCGCCAGCACAACTGGTCTCATGGCGCGGGACATGCCTGCTTCTGGACGTAAGCCTCGAGAATCTTTGAACATTCCGGCCTCTGGGCCGACGACTGGCCGAACTGCCAGCACGCCTGGAGAGAGCACGCCAGCCCGAGCGGGTCCTTGACGCAGGCAGGGGGCGTGTCCGCCAGCTTGTCGCGAATCTCTGCGTCGATGACGATGGGCTTGCTGGCCTCGGTCAGAATCTCAGTCTGCCCATCGAGGATGGCGTCGATGCTCTGGGCCTGGGCCTCGAGGGCCTTGGTGGTGTCATCGGGCTTGAGGCCCCAGCCTGCGCCGAAGCCAGCTCCGACGCTGACGACGACAGCGATCACGGTCAGGGTGATGGGGTCCATCTTACTCGACTCCATGAACTTCACGGTTCCGCTCATCCTTGCTGATGTTCTTCGGTGCGGCGAGTCCCTTGGCGGCTTCGCCAGCGATGAAGGCGATGGTCACCCACATCCAGGCGTCGTCGCCGATCTTGCCGTAGAAGCACAGGGCGGTGCCCACGCTCCACGCCAGAAGACGTCGGTAGCTGATCTTCTTGACCGGGTCGAACAGCATGTCCATCATCTTGGTCATCACGCGCCCCACGCCATGCAGCCCTCAGCGAGAGTCTGGCCAATCAGGGCCAGACCGTCGTGGGTCAGGTACTGGTGGTGCTCCGCACGGTCCATGAAGACCGGCTCGAAGCAGATGCCCGACAGGTTGCCCGGCCCGGCGTAGATGCCCTTCACCGTGTGGTAGGCGTTGTTCCACAGGTCAGGGCTGCAAGCCTTGGTCAGGTGCCGGCGCACGCCCGTGATCTGGTCGGTCATCTCTGCGGCGACGCTCAGCGCCAGCTTGCGACCACCGCCACTGCGATGGTCGTACAGGCATACGGAGTAGTCCCCTCCACCCGCGTTCAGGTGGCAGGCGATATATGCGCACATGTCGTCGGGGTGGGCGTGAGCGATGCCCACGGCCTCCTCGTGACGGTCTGCGTACCAGCCACTGTCGATGATGATGACCTTGTGCCCGTCAGCCTCGAGCTTCTGCTTGGCAGCTTCGATGTAGACGAGGGTCATGACGGCCTCGCGCTCTTCGCGCTCGATGACGCCGTCGTCGTTCAGGTCGACTCCCGCCCCAAGGTCGTCACGACCGGGCTTGCCGTAGTGCTGCCTGTCGAGGATGACAACCATCACGCTGCTCCGTTGTCGATGGGCTTGGTCATGAGAGAGTCGATTCGCTGGTTGAGCGCCTCGTGGCGGCCGTAGAGTCCGCCTACCTTACGGCTTACCGTCTCGATGTTCTCGTTGAGAGTCGACGCACGCTGATGGCAGTCCTGCATCGAAGCGAGCCAAGCCGTACGGTCTGCCTCGTGTTGCTTGAGCAGCTCGTCAACCTGATTCAAGTGCTGGTCGACCCACCCCTTTGCCGCGGGCAGAATGGTCTGGGTCAAGAAACGCCAGAGACCCAGGGCCATTCCGAGCAGCAGAATAAGCGAGCTGGTTGGGCCCGTCAGCATCGAGTAGAGCGCAGCGTGCTCTTCCATCAGGTACTCCCGTATCCGGCGGCTACCAAAGCGTCCGCAACAGCACGTGCAGTGGGTTTGGCCTGGTCAGCCAGCAGGTCGTTCGGCAAACGGTCGATGCGCGCTTGGGCCAGGGCGTCAGCCTCAGCCACAGGCATCAGAAGGATGACCTGGGCGTACTCGCCCATCACCCCATCCATGTCGATGGTCTGACGGACCACCTCTGGTTCTGTGTAGATGCTCATGCGATCACCAGCTTGAGGACATCGAATCGAAGGTCCACGCTTTCCAAGCAGAAGATGTGGACGTACCTACGGTTCTGCGGACTGGCAACACGGTTCCCGATCGCGACATGCTGCGTCAGTGCGTTCGACAGCACGCGCCCATCTGTCGGCAGCGCTGCAGTGCCCTGGTCGTAGGACACCAAGATGGCGCCGCCCATGACATGGCTGGCTGCGCGCGTCGGGGTGGTCGAGATATCGGTCAGCCCGGTGACCTGCTGGACCGTTGAGTAGACGCTGGGGCTGGCAGCTTCGCGCCACAGAATGCTGGTGTCGTCGGCCACACCATCGAAGCCGTACAGCGCCCCCAGTGTGTCGTCCTTCGCTCCGGGCGTCGAATGCTTCGCGATCCGGTAGATGAACGACTGCCCCGACGATGCCCCAAGGTTGCTTGTGGACACGTTGAAGACGTAGGGAACATCCGAGACATCGGACCCCAAGTCCAGAATCAAGTAGGCTTGCTTCGTGCTGACATTGCCGCTGTGCTGGAGCACGCCCGAGACGAACGCGAGCGAATCCGGGCCGGACGTGCCGTTGTAGGACAGTGTGAAGCTGTAGCCGTTGACGGTGTGCGGACCCTCTCCACCGGTGCCTCCCGTCCCGCCGGTCGTCATAAAGTCATAGTTTACGCCGCTGAACTCTGCGAGCGGGTCAAGGGTCGTACCGCCCGCGGCAGCTGCGACGTTCACCGTGTGAAGCGCAGTCGCCAAGATGTTGTTCGAGGAGTCTCGGGCGTCGAGCTTGAGCGTGAACGAGTCACCGTCCGCGCTGCCACTGAACGTGTACGCCCCGAGACCTGTGCCCGACACCGTGGTCGACCCGACCGCGTTGATGATCGTCGCGTTGTAGTTGTCGATAACGCCGTCAGGGTCGGTGAACGCGCCGAATGTCTTCGCCGCAGGAGACCCGCCGGCAGCGACAGCTTCCGTCGTAGACGACGGAGGCGTGACGATGGAGTCGCCTCCACCTCCACCACCACCGGAGCCAGGGTCAGGAAAGACGGGAGTAATGGGCATCAGGCACCTTCGGTCGCCAGTAGGCGAACGACGTCGTAGAGACCGAGCTGCTGCAGATGGGATGCGATGACCGGCGTCTGACCAGCAGCGATGCGCGCAAGGATGTCTGCCCGGACCGTCTCCCAGGTCGCGGCGTCCCAGGCTGAGCGAACGAGAAACACCGTCTCGGTCTCGCCCTGAACAGCGAAGTCGACGTCAATGTCCTCTCGCGTATGGCTCATGGCGCGTTTCCTGTGGGCCCGATGGGCGTCTTAATGACGCGGTAGTAGACGGCAAAGACGTTGGTCGAAGCAGCCGAGATTACTCGAGTGCTCGGGGCTCCCATCGAGAGCTGCAAGTAGACCGTGCCCGTGTAGTTTGTGGTCGACCTGTTGTTGAAGCCGGTTGAGGTGCCGTCACTCTTGATCGCCCAGCCGAACGACATGCCCCCTTTCCCGCTTACGAACGCAGTGCGGCCGTAGCCGTACTGGTTGTTGAGGTTGAAGGCTGTTAGCGGGCTCGCGTTGGTGCGAATCTGGCCGATGTACGGGACGCCGTCAGTCCGGTCCGGACTCCAGTAGAGGCCGGAGAAGTTGATCGTACTGTTCGTAGTGGCCGTCGGGTCACTACTGACGCCAAGGGCGAACTGAGTGCGCGCACATCCGGCCACGGCCGGTGTGTCTACCCACGTCTCAATCGTCCAGCCATCGTCCGCAAGGTCGACCGCGGTGCCGTCTGGGTAGGTCAACGCACGGTAGTAGCGCTGACCGTTGAAGTTCGTGCCGTCGAGGGCATCATCAGCCGTAGCTGTAAACGAGTTCCACGTCACCGTGGTGTTGTTGCTGGCGACAGCTATCGAAGAGACCCGGCCGTTGGTGCCGGGGTCGCTCGAGGTCCACGACCCGTCGGTGACGTCAACGAGTTCCCAGTCAGGCAGGCCGGAAGCGCCTCCGCCTCCGGTGCTCGGCTCAGGAAAGACAGGAGCGATGGGCATCAGTCAGTCCAGGTCAGACGGACAAAGCCAGTGTCGATGTTGACGCTTCCGGCGTCGACCTTGAAGAATGCGTAGACAGTGTCCGTGCGAGACAGGTCGGAGTAGGGAATGTCGATGTCGTAAGTCGCCGAGGCTTCCGTACTCGTGATTCCGATAGCGAGGGTGGCCTCGGTGTCTGGAATGATGATGGGCTGGTCAGCGTCATCGACCGCACAGATTCTCATGGTCAACTTGGTCGGGCTGCCCGATGCGACGGTCACGTCGACATAGAGCGCACCCAGGTGACCCACAAACGGCTGGCCAACAACTCGAGTCGGGTGTGGCGTGTTCAGAACGAGCGGAATGTTTTCACTGGCCTCAAAGGCCTGGTCGATTCCATCAACGTCTGCGTTTGCGTTGACAACGGTGTAAATCCCCATGATAGACCTCTCGAGCGCAGCATAGCACGCAGGGCAAGTTCAGTCCCGGTCGTCGTAGAAGAACTGGCCGTCGCCTTCGACAACCCATGAGTCTTCGACCGAGTAGTCGAATCGGTTTTCGGTGAACTTCGGAACTGCGTCCTTCTTCACGATGAACGGGTCGGTGAAGCTCGGGTCGTGGAAGCAGCAGTAGTTGTTCGGTACGAGGCAGTAGTTGCCATTGTCCAGGGCGATGAAGTGGCCCTGCTTGTGCTGCCAGGGCGTGTCGCTGTAGCCGTTGCCCCACCAGTCGATCGTCCACTGGTAGCGCCCCTGCTCGACCTTCCCGCTCCTCGGCAGCCGAACCCACACGAGGTCAGGGAGCCCCTTGAAGGACTCGACGCTGAAGTTCTCTCCGAAGCAGTCCCACGCCTGCAGGTTTCGCAGGGGCATCTCAGGTACAGCCGCAGGGTCGAGAGTGCTGTCGGGCCCCCGATGACACAGTGCGCTGATGGGGATGGCCGGTCCTGCCCAGGATGCTCCGTTTTCGAGCAGCAGGTTGAACCCCAGGGCCTTGCCGCCGCGGCTCCTCACGCCGTACACCGCAGCCTTCATCACAGCAGGTTCTCCCTTCGGGAGGGTCCCACCGTAGAAGTACCTCATGCGGACGTAGCAGTAGAAGACTTCATCGGGCAGGCTTGAGTGCAGTACAGGCAAGGTCACTTCTCCGCTGATTTGAGGATCGCTCCTGTGTCCTGTAACACACGTGTATGACGCAGCAGAGCAAACCTCACCAGGTCGAAGTCTTCTCCGACGTAGTTGCAGATGCGCTCGACAGTAGAGAGTTCGTACGGCTTCTCGTACGGCAGCATCAGGGGGTGGAACTGCATGGTCTTTCGGAAGCCCTGCTCGAGCAGCCTGAACATCTCTCGCTCGGCAAACGGTGTGCTGCCGACAGCGCCGCGGTAGCTCGGAACCACCTCGGTCAGGGGCCGCTCGATGACCACCACGCGGGGCACCATGCGAAGCAGGTCAGGGTACAGCAGCCACGACGACGAGCAGTCTCCGTCCAGCCCGCGCATCGCTGCAACGTGCGCCTGCCGCACGGTCCGACCTTCTCGAAGGAAGGACAGAGCACCCTCGTGACTGACGACGCTACCATCCTTGTAGAGGTAGTTCGCCAGCCACCCGTGCCCGGAGCGCGGGTAGCCGGTGACGACGAAGCGCATCAGTTGCTGACGATGACCAGCTTCTTCTTGCCGCCGCTCTTCTTGCGCTTGGCGGTGTTGCTGCGCTTCCTGCCAGGGTTCTCGTGCTGGTAGGGGATGCGCTTGGAGCTGGTCTTGGTCTTCTTGAAGCGCTTCTTCTCGTCAGAACTCATCTCGCCAACGGTCTTGGGAGTGTCCTCGGACACACGCTTCGACGGACGGCATGCCGGGTAGCCGCGCTTGCTCTTCTTTGCGCTCTTGCGGCCACACGGCTTGCCGGTCTTGATGTCGACCCACTTCTCCTTGAACCAGCGGTCGAGTCCACCTTTGGTCTTTGCCATCAGTCCCTCCCGCCGACTTTTGCCTTGGCCTTCTTGTACTTGCCGCCGCGGCGCTTGTACTCCTGAACGACCCAGCCGTTCGCGTACGCACTCGGGTAGACCTTGAACTTCTTCTTCGCCGCGGCTTTGACGCGGGCGTAGAGAGCCTTGTTGGTAGGCACGTTCTTGGTCTTGGCAGCCATGTCAGCCTCGTCGCCTTGATGCGAACAGCTGCTCTTCCATCTTGCGCTTCAGGTCGTCGTACGACGCACGCTCGCCGGCAACGCCGGGAAGCTCGAAGGACGCAGTGGACTCGGTGTTCATCACGTCGATCGAAGCCGGCAGATCTTCGGGCGCAGAAGCGTTGAAGGCGGGGTGCAGCGCACCGACCATCTTCAGAGCAGTCTGGGGGTCCTGAGCCGCACCGGTTTCCAGCAGGGTCGTGAACATCGACAGAGCGTCTTCGTTCGAGTCTTCCCACAGGTCAGGTGCGGTCTGGTCGACCCACTTGATGAGGCCCTGGAGGACTTCCTGGTTGCGCTGCTCTTCCTGCTGAGCCGCGACACGCTGCGACTCCTCGAGCTGCTGGCGGAGCTGGTCACGCTCCTGCTCGATAGGGCTGAGCTGCTGGCTGAACTCCTGGGCGAGCTGCTCGCGGAGAGTCTTCTCCGCTGCCTCTCGCTCCTGCGTTGCCGCCGCAAGCTGCTGGCGCAGCTCGTCGGCTTCGCGCAGCGCCTGGGTCCCAAGGTCTTCGCCAGTGTCCAGCCACCGCTTGTACCGGGAGAGTTCGGAGGCGAGAGCCTGCTCCTTCTCCTCGGCAGCCTTGCGGAACTCGGCCATCTCCTGGGTCTTCTTGGTGAAGCCGCTTTCGAGGTTCTTGTACTTCGACTGCATTCCGTCGAGAAGCACGTTGCGATGCTTCTCTTCAATGCTGTTGAACCAGTCAGAAGACTTCAGGGAGTCGAGTTCACCGTTCCATGAAACGGCGGTCTCTTCGACGATTCCGGCATCCGAAGATGCCTCCCCCGGAGACGGTGCGGACGGTGACCGATCCGCCTGCGATGTCTCGGGGGAGGCACTGCCAGCACCAGAGTCCGCCGAGGCAGGTGAGGGTGCTGCCTGCGGGGAAGGTGACGGGCTCTCTACCGACGAGGACGTGTCGGCTGTGCTGACAGCTTCGGGGGTGTTGCTCACTTCAGTTTCCACGGTACCACTCCTTGGAAGTTCAAGCCATCGGACCCATACCGCCGGGAGCCGGAGCACCCATCGGCGGACCACCCATGTCGGGGCCAGCGGGCATCTCGCCGCCGGGCATATCCATGGGCTGGTTCATCTGGTCCTTCATGGCCATGGCGGCCTTCTCGCCCATGCTCATGATGATCTTCTTGAGCATGTCGTAGTTGCCCTTGATCTTCTTGGCCATCTGCTCCGGGCTCATGTCCGACAGCTCAGCCATTGCCATGGCCTCGCCGTAGACAGCCTGAGCGGTGATGTCGTCGAGGTCGAGAACATCAGCGAAAACCTTGACAGGGTCCTTGGCAGCGTCGTCGCCCGCCATGTTGGCGTCGTCCTTGCCACCCATCTCGACAGACTCGGTGACCTCGGTCTCCTCGATCTCGGTCTCGCCACCACCGAGGTCCTCGAGAGCCTTGTTCATCTCCTCCTCGGTCATGTCGCCGCCCTCGTCGGCCTTGGCCTCGGCCTTCGGCTTGGCGTCCTTCTCGTCCATCTCGGGCTTGTCGGACTTACCCTTCTTCAGGTTCTTGAGCCGCTTAGCGGCGGGGGAGAGAGCCATGATTCACCTCACGCAGTCTTCTTGAAGGAGTTGGCGGTCTTGACGACCTGGGTTCGAGCGGCATCGACCGCCTTCGAGGGAAGGTTACCACGCTCGGCAGCTTCCAGCTTCTTCACAGCACTCTCGACCCGCTGCTCGGCGACAGCCTGGACGTCGATGCCACGAGCCTTGCGGCTGTCGGCCACGCGCTGCCGGCGCTCGTCGATACGCTGGTCAACCTGACGGTCAGTGTACGACTCGACCTTGACCCGCTTGCCAGGGTTGCTGGCCTCGAGGTTCCGGCGGTAGGACTCAAAGTCCCCGGTCGACATCTCACGGCCGTCCACGTTCATGGTCCCGAAGCCAGTGAAGCCAGGGGCCGCGCCGCTGAACCACCCGATGTGGGTCGGAGAGCCGCAGTGCTCGCACGGAGGCGGGCCCTCGGAGCGTCGGTAGACCTCCTGGGGCATGCCGTGACCGTTCTCGCAGATGAGATCGTGAGAGACGAAACTCATCAGTCCTCCGCGCGAGAGACGCTGTCGAGGGTGTAGATCGCATCGCCCGTCACGAGGCCGTCCTTGTCGTAGGCCTCGTCGATGGTCACGTTCATCGCCTTCTCGGCGTCAGGCAGCTTCGTCAGCTGGTCCATCTGCCCGTACATGAAGTTCGACATGGCGTTGCGGCTCTTCATCGCCTCTGCCGGAGCGTCAATGCCGCGCTGGCCCAGGTATGCGCCCACGGACGACAGCACGGCGCGCTCGTAAGCGTCAGGGTCGATTCCGCTTGGAGCGTTCATGAAGCCCTGCTCGAGGGCAGCGATGCCCTTACGCAGGTCCTCTGCCCGCATCGAGTTCCCGATGTTCGGGCGGATGTCAGCGGGATCAACACGATACTTCTGGTCAGCCATCTGGGGCTCCTACTTCTTTGCAGTGGGCGGCACATTGACGCCGGCAGCCTGAGCCGCGCGGATGGCCCTGACGGTCTTCTCGTCGTAGACCCCGTCTGGGTCTCCTTCGTAGAAACCCTGAGAGGCCAGCATCTGCTGCATCCCGCGAACGCGGTCCTTCTGCGCACGGATGCGAGCGACGTTGGCCTCCCGGGCCTCACGGCCTTGCGCCCTTCCTGCCTGCGTAGCGTCGCCTGCGACGCCGGGGCGCTTTAGGAGGTTGTCCGTAAAGGTAAAGATGTCGAAGTTCACCGACTCGGGTCTTTCGGCGAAATCTGGCATCGACACGCCTGCTTCGCGAAGATCTCGAATCAGTTCAGACCGAGGCGCGGAGTTATCCCGGGCCTTCTGGTGAATCGCGCTGATTGCTGGGTACGCGGATGCAGGGGTTTCGACGTTGAACCCAAACTTCTGAACGGACGAGGGAAATCCTCCTTCGCTCGGTGGCGTATCGATCGAGTACGTCAGAGAGTCAACTTGCTTGTCCCTCGGAATAAGTTTGCCTTCTTCGTCATAAACGTTCGTAGTGACAAGCAGGCTGTCGCTTCCGACGGCACCGGGAAACTCGCCGAGGTGGTCTTTCCCGTCTACGGAGAAACGAGCAATATCGATATTCCGACGTTCGGCAATCTCCTGCCGCAACTGCTCTTCGAGGTCACCCTTGGTGTCCTCGTAGGTCTTCATCTCGTCGGTGCGCTTTGCCATCTCGGACTCCTACTGGGGCGGGCTCTGGCCCTGCATCTGGGCCAGGCGCTGAACTTCTGCAAGAACTTCGGGCGGAAGGTCATCCATCTCGCCGCCGGCCTGAGCCTGGGCGACTGAGCGCTCGGTAGGCTGCTGACCACCGGGCTGCTGCGGCTGTGCTTCTTCCTTGACGGCAGCGCCGCCCTTGGCAACCTGCTGCTGCTGAGCCGCGGCGGCCTGCTGGGCCTGCGCCATCGCCTGCCGTGCCTGGGCCTCGGGGATGATGATGCGATTGGGCAGACCCAGTCCGCTGACCAGCTCCTCGAACAGCTTGAACATGTCGACGTTTGGAGCCTGGGCAAGCAACGGAATCATCGCCTGGAGGGTCTCGAGTAGAACAGCCGGGTTCTTGCGGATGGGGTTGTACGACACCATCTCGAAGTCCATCTGCAGTTGCTTCAACTGCTGGGTCCCGAGGTGAGTGAACATGTCGCTGCCAGACAGGCGAACCATCTTGGGCTTCTTCATGTACCG